GCCTATGGCAGGAGAGCAGACGGTACAAATATTTTAGGCTTGTTCTCAGGGATTTACTACCAACATGATGAAGATTACTTAACCCCACAAACTAACTCGTCATGGCGTGGAATATGGATGCTAAATGAGGTTGCCAACGGTGGTTGCGATGAACTGCCAGTGTCGATGAATTACCTACGGAAGAAATACCAAGGCAAATAAAAAGCCCCCATGATGGAGGCTTGGCAGGGTTACAAAAGTTACATATTGCAGTAGTTAAAATTGAATCTTACTTGGACGTGGACGTATTCGTCTGGGTGGTGGTAGTAAACGTCTCTAAGCTCCTTTGCAATGCCTAGAATGCGCTTGACGAACTCATCGTTGAGGTCCATGTCGTTGTTAAAAGCAAGTCTTGAGAGTTGTTTAAGGTCTTGTCTGTCGTGGCTAGTGTCATCAGAATAAATCAGAATCTCTGCATCATTCCCAATGGCATCATCACAACCCAGCACTGCTGGTAGATCTTTTTTCCATTCAGTAGTCATTACAGCCTCCATTTGGCGATAGATACCTTCTCGCCATATCTATTGGTTACTGTAAGCCGTTCCGTTTTAATGTTGTGGCCTTCTTGTTTAAGCTCACAAATCCTAGCAGGGCATTCCAATATACCCAGCTCCTTCCATGAGTTAAGGCGCGTTAAGGTGCGCCCATCCTGTAGGTGTTCGAGTATGCGTTGTTTTTGAGTTGTTTTAAGCTTCATTACAGTACCCCCTTTTCTTGCAGTAATTTAATATCTTGTTCTCTCTCCCATTCCATTTCTGACTTTGCATCAGCAATGTATTGATATGACGCACATACGCGAATTGAATTATATTTGCCATTAGATAGTAAACAGATATCGTAAGGCTCTACATCTATTACTTTAAGCCATTGCGAGTCAGGGCCATAAAAATTCTTGCGTAGCTTAACGTAATCGCCAATAAATAAAATCAACTGTTTTTTAATAGTCATTACAGCGCCCCCATAATGTGTATTTGGTAGCCTATGCCCACAATTAAAGCCACGGCAACACCTAGAACGAATGACGTTACATTATCCATCTGTCGATCTTTGTCTTCTTCTTTCTCCCATGTTTTAAGGGCCAGATAACGTGCCGCTCTAGCTTGTGCGCGCAGGGAGAGTATATCGTCTTTAATCTTGTTCATGCTGTCACCTCGCTATTCATCATTTCAACGTGTCTATGGTGCATATGTCGCCCCATGTTAATCAGTGCTTTAGCATCATCTTCATCAAGTCCATGATTTTCTGCGATACAAGATATGGTAAAATAATTATTTACCCAATCAAGATAAAAATCTATTACCTGTACGCTCATCAATGTACGCTTATTCATGCTGTTTCCTCCATGTTGTTTAACATTGCCTCATTATATCCAATGACGAAACCGAACATCTCGTCCTTACTGTTGAATCTTTTAAGGTCGTAACCACCATATCCCATTGTTATAGAATGCGCGTGGAATTGAATGCCTTCCGCGTGGGCTTTGGCCTTAGTTGCTATGTGATCATAACCAAAAGCTTTCACATTCTTTTCGAATAGCTGACACTGAAAAGCATAATAATATTTCTCCGCTTTACGCATAGGGAAACAAATTAAACGTTTGGCAGTTTGATAGTCTTTTTCGCGTTGTTCTATAAAGTCTTGCATTTTATATATCCTCTGTTGTTTATGGGTCTCACTACGCCCGAAAGCGTTTCGACTAATCCCCATTAGCCATCATCAGGTGAGTTACAGGAATACTTTGCCACCGCCCAATTCAGGGTTTAATTCAATCTGGCTAAACCTCCAGTTCAATTCTTCTTTAATTGCTGTCTTATTCATTGAGCCGTCAGAGTAATCAATAATTATCAAAGTTTCATCATGATTGGCTACTCTGTAACCATCGATCAGCATTATGTCTAGCACTCCACCACTGTTGGTTATATCCTCAACAAATGACATTTTGTGTTTGCCAAGTGTTTTTTGTATCCAGTTCAAATCAATCATTGTTGTATCTCCTTTGTTGTGTGTAAACATCCTAGTTGATCCTTTGCCATGTGTCAACACTGTAGACTAAATTAATTCCAATTAACTTATATATAAGGCGAAGAACAGCTATTTAATGCTATAATTGGTTAAATATTGACCAAATTGGTTAAAAAATGATCAATTAGATCAAGGGCGTAGAAATAAAGAATAGGAGACTATAAGACATGGCAAGACCTAAAGGAGCGCTGGGAAAGAACAAGACCTTTTTACTTAACAGACTCAAAGCAATGTACGGTAAGGACTTCGACCCAGTGATGAAGATGGCACAACAAGCCGTGACACTGGATGAGCTAGCCCAGAATGAACCATCAGTAACCAACCAGAAGGAGTCAATCGTCGCATGGGGAAAGATAGCGGAGTTCGTCACGCCTAAATTAAAAGCTACAGAAGTCAGTACCCCAGATGAGGGACTCGTTATCTCAGTCAATCGCAAAAGATACGACGGTGGAAACAATGACAATGCGCAATGAGAAAGGGACCCCCATCCCCGAAAGTGGCGCGATGTGATGTATATATGTCCCCCGCAAAAAAAAATTAGATGACTATAATAAAGCTTAGACCTGATGCAGAAGACCTCATAGAAGCTCATATAAAGCGTTCTAAGGACTTTCTTTTAATAAGTATAGGCGATGTAGGGGTAGAGGTAGGAAGTACGCTTACAAGTGAACAGGAGCTGTTTTATTTAGAATTAGCAAAGTCATTAATTATAAAGGATTGGTTAGCTGATGATTGATTTAAATACAGATGAGCCTATTACGGATTCTGATTACGAATTGATAGAGGCATTTTGTACAGCGTTAATAGATAAAGATCATTATGCAATGAAGGAAGTTTTATATATACTGCATGAAAAGATGTCTGGTGAGTGTGTTTGTTTAGAAGAAGAGTGTATATGTGGGAGATGGTAAATGGGCAAGAAAGGTCCTAATTTAGTTCATAAGTTAGACAAAGAAACAAGAGATAGACACTTTCCTGAATACAATGGTGGTAAGGGTAGTCACCCTAGAAAGTCTACATTCAGTAGTCGAGAAACATTCAAACTTAATTACGATAAAATAAACTGGTCAAAATGAGAATCGAATATAACTTGATGCCTCAAGGCCAAGTCCTTCAAGATTTTAATGATTGCCGTGCAAGAAACTCATTTATTATGGGTCCATTGGGTTCAGGTAAAACAGTTCAATGCATTCTTAAACTGTTTGACTTAATGTGCGAACAGGAACCTGTTAAAGATAAGCAACATAAAAACTACAATGTCCGTTTATCTAGGGTTATTGCGGCTCGTAACACTTATTCTGAATTGTTTTCTACTACGATTAAAGATTGGCTAGAAATACACGGAGAGTTAGGTGACTTTAAACAAGGTAATAAAGAGCCTCCTACACACTTTATACGATTTAAACTAGATGATGGAACCTCTGTCCACTGTGATGTTGTGTTTATTGCGTTTGACCGTCCTGAACACGTTAAGAAAGCTAGGGGTATACAGACTACATGGGTGTGGTTAAACGAAACTAAAGAGCATTCTAAGTCTGTTTTAGATATGTTAGACCTTAGACATGGTAGATATCCCTCTAACAAAGAGGGCGCACGTCCTACTCATCATGGAATTATAGGAGATAGTAACGCTCCTGATGAAGATCATTGGTATTTTAAACTAGCAGAGATAGAACGACCTAATAACTGGTCATTTTTTAGGCAATCTGGTGGAGTTTTAAAAGATGGTGAAGATTGGATTATTAATAAAAACGCTGAGAACCTTGAAAATCTTCCTGAAAGTTATTATGAAAGAGGACTACAAGGGAAAACAGATGATTGGATTAAAGTAAATCTAGCTAATGAATACGGATTTGTCTCTAACGGTAAACCTGTACACCCAATGTATACAGATTCAGTCCATTGTCAGCATTTAGAATTTAAACCTTCTATTGATTACCCTATTATCTTAGGGTTTGACTTTGGTCGTACCCCTGCTTGTGCATTTATTCAAAGAACATCTATAGGCCGTTGGATATGTTTTGATGAAATGGTGTTAACTGACTCTGGTGCTGTTGACTTTGCCCCTACGTTAAAACGATACATTGAAGAAACATACCCTGAACACGAGTTTAAAGGTTGGGGTGATCCTTCTGGTAACAATAAAAACCAATCTAACTCTGAAACACCTTTCCAAATTATGCGAGCCGCAGGGATTCCGTGTCAACCTACACAAAGTAATGACCCTCTTAAACGTAGAGCCGCATTAGAAGTCCCTATGAAAGAAATGTGCATGGATGGTAAGCCTAGATTCACTGTCCTACCTAAAGCTTCTATGATCCGTAAAGGATTGCAAGGTGGATTCTGTTATAGAAGAGTACAAGCCAGTGGTGAAAGATACACTGATGAACCCGATAAGAATGAATACTCAC